CTGGAGAACTAACTGATGGCAACTACGACTAACTATGGCTGGGCTGAGCCAGATAACACTAGCCTTGTTAAGAATGGCGCACAGGATATCCGTATTCTAGGCGATGCCATTGATGCTTCAGTCTGGAATATCGGTTATGGTCAAGCAGGCAAGAATAAGATCATCAACGCAGACTTTGGTATCTGGCAGCGTGGCACTTCTTTCAACGCTGCCTCCAATGCATACACCGCTGATCGCTGGGATACTTTGACAGATAAAACAGGGGCAAGCGTATTAACTACACAGCAAGCCTTTACCGCTGGATCTGCGCCAGTGGCGGGTTATGAGTCCCAATACTTTCTTAGAACTGTGTTTCCTAGTGGTGGATCTTTTTGCATCCAAGAACAGCGCATTGAAAATGTAAGAACTTTTGCTGGTCAGACAATCACACTTTCTTTTTGGGCTAAAGCCAATGCAACAGTAAGCATTGAACCTGCTATTGTTCAAAACTTTGGTTCAGGTGGATCAGCAGATGTACAAACGCTTGGTTCTACTTTTACCCTTACAACATCTTGGGTTCGTTATTCAACAACCGTTACACTGCCAAGCATTTCAGGAAAGACAATCGGAGCAGGTAATTATTTAGCGGTGCGAGCGATGAGAGCTGTTACTGCATCAGGATTTACTATTGACATCTGGGGAGTTCAACTAGAATACGGCTCAAAGGCGACTCCATTCCAGACTGCAAGCGGTGGAAGCCCACAGGCTGAATTGGCTATGTGCCAGCGGTATTACTACCAAGCAATTAGTTCTGAAGGCGGTAATCTTTCAATGGGATTTATGTATTCAGCAAGCCAATTACAATTTACTTTAAGTTACCCTGTTACAATGCGTGCCCAGCCTACAATCGTACAAGTTACAGGAACAGATTACTGGCAATTTAATCGCAATGGCGGTCAAGATTTATTTAATTCGTGGACTTTAGCGACCGCTTCAACAACTGCTGTAAGTCTTTATAACAATACAGAAATAAGCGGTACTGCTGGAAATGCTGGTGGCATCGCTGCAAATAATGCTGCAACTCGTCTAGCCTTTAGTGCGGAGCTATAATGGAAAACATAATCTATGAAATAATTGAAACACCAATGGGCACAACAATAATTAAAGGAACATTGCCAGATGGTCAAATCTTGGACATTCCAATGAATGAAAGCAACTCTGACTATCAGGCATATCTAGAGCATGAAGCCGCAGCTAAGTAAAGCAGCGATCCAACTACGGGAACAGTTTGATGACTCATTCCCAGATCGTGACCGCACATCGGATGGCTGGATCGGTGATACCAGACACGCTGCTCGCAAGTCTGATCATAATCCAGATGAGCAAGGCTGGGTACGTGCCGTTGATATCGACCGTGACCTACATAAGGGATCGAAACCAGACATCATGGGCGATCTTGCAGATCAGCTTCGACTCTTATCAAAGTCAAAAGCAGACAAGCGTATTAGTTACATCATCTTTGATGGACTTATCTGTTCCCAAATCCTTAACTGGAAGTGGAGACCGTACACAGGGGCTAACAAACACACTAAGCACATGCATGTCAGCTTTACGAAAAAAGCTGATAATGATGGGGCTTTTTTTCAGATACCTATGTTAGGAGCAAGTAATGAATGAACTAAAGACAGCAGCAGGTTCATGGGCTAGAGCCTTTCTTGTAGCAGTAATCTCAATGGCAGCAGCAGGGGTCACAGATCCTAAAGCACTTATCGCAGCTGGCATTGCTTCTATCCTGCCTCCAGTATTGAGATACCTCAATGCCAACGATCCTGCTATGGGCTTGAAGAAGTGACACAAACCGACTTCTTTACTCTTTACCTTGCCACACTAGCTACGCTAGGTGGTCTATCCGGCTTTGTCATAACACACCTGTTGTCTGAAATTAAAAGACTTAATGGGCGTGTTGATGAGATCTATAACCTACTTCTAGACCGATAATTTACCCATGGCTAGGTGCTCGTAGTAGCGTATGGTAGAGCCTGTCTGTGTGATTGCTGCGAGTGACATCTGTTGTGCCGAGGTCATAGAGAATATTCTGAGCAAGGCTTCTGTCAGCATCTAACGTACCTTCCCACTCTAACTTAGTGCCCTGTGCCCACTTGCTTTGTGACTGCATATCTAGCTCGTCACCTGTGTTTAACACTAGGTCAAACTTCTCACGCTTTACTAACTTGATTAGATTTTTAACGGCTTGGTCTATTATGCCGATGCAGACCACCGCGAGAACTATCTCCTTGCTAATGGCTACACAGCCCTTAATGCAGATTATGCAACTCCTAGCAGTATCCAGTCTCAGACCCAGACTGCTCGACTACGCAACAGCCTTATTTATAAATACTCTACAGGTTACGCAACGCTTCTAACCTTGACAGATACTGCTTCAATAGCAAGCTATGGGCTGTTTGAGAAATCAACAGAATCCAACATTCTTAACACTACAGATATGCAACAAATTGCTGTTAGAGAGCTTGATTTACGGAGAGATCCTAGAGGCTCACTAGGTGCAATTCGCTTCCGCTTAGATAACCCTCAACTACCTAGCGCAATTCTGGATGATCTTATTACGGTGTTTTGTAATGAGCCTGTCTCTATCAACAATCTACCAAGCAACCTGCTTGGGGGAACCTTTGAGGGCTTTGTGGAAAACATAGCTGTAAATGCCACCCCTACCTATGTTGATATGACCCTGTATGTCTCAGCCACAGACTTCTCAATTCCACCGATCTAAGAAACCTCAATGATACAATTACTCAATTATCCCGACTGGAGAACTAACTGATGGCAACTAGCACAAATTACGGCTGGACAGAGCCAGATAATACTGGGCTTGTTAAGAATGGCGCGCAGGACATGCGTACGCTGGGCAATGCCATCGACACTTCAGTTTGGAATGTTGGCTTTGGTCAAGCAGGCAAGAATAAGATTATTAACGGAGACTTTGGTATCTGGCAACGTGGTACTTCTTTTACAACCAATGGAGCTTACACAGCCGATCGCTGGGTCACTCTCTGGGATGGCACAGGAACAAAAACAATCTCACAGCAAACATTTACTCCGGGCGCAGCACCAGTTGCAGGATACGAAAGCCAATACTTTTTGCGCTTTAATCAAACTGTTGCAGGTACAGGCAGCACTTACAATGTTGTAAATCAACGCATTGAAGATGTGCGCACATTCGCAGGTCAGCCTGTGACAATTTCTTTTTGGGCTAAAGCATCGGGTTCAATCTCAATGGCATCTGCTCCATCACTTAACCAAAACTTTGGTTCAGGTGGATCTGCTACAACTTACCCTGGCTTTACTGGTACTGCTCCAGCATTGACAACATCATGGCAGCGATTTAGCTTTACTACTACTGTTCCTTCAATTACTGGAAAGACAGTAGGCACAAGCTCTTATCTCGAAATCGGTTTTAATCTGCCTCTTAACACTACTTTTACCATCGACATTTGGGGTGCGCAGCTTGAGTATGGATCAAAGGCAACACCATTTGTAGAAGCAGGTGGCGGAAGCCCACAGGCTGAATTGGCTATGTGCCAGCGGTATTACTATCGTCAAACATCTGCATCAAATTATACTTATTTCGGTGGCGGATTCGCTGCATCAACTACACAGGCTAAATGGCTGGCAAAATTGCCTGTAACTATGAGAACATCACCATCGTTTTCTGTTAGCAATGCAACAAACTTAAACATTGGTGCGGCTGCATCTCAATCGGTTACATCGATTACTTTGGATCAAGCTAATCCAGATTCTGTTGGTTTATTTGCTAACTGCACTTCTGGTCTAGTCGCTGGTCAATCTATTATGATCATTGGTAACAACTCATCTGCACCTTTCATCGAATATAGTTCGGAGTTATAATGAAACCTATTTATGAAATTATAGAAATTGAAAACAGTGGATCAGTATTAAAGAAAACTGACATATCTGGACAAGAATGGTTTATTCCAATGGATCCAGCCAATTCTGATTATCAAGCATATTTAGCAGATGAAGCCGCAGCTGAGTAAAGCAGCGATCCAACTTAGGGAACAGTTTGATGACTCATTCCCAGATCGTGACCGCACATCGGATGGCTGGATCGGTGATACCCGACACGCTGCTCGCAAGTCTGATCATAATCCAGATGAGCAAGGCTGGGTACGTGCCCTCGATATCGACCGTGACTTACATAAAGGATCGAAGCCAGACATCATGGGCGATCTTGCAGATCAGCTTCGACTCTTATCAAAGTCAAAAAAAGACAAGCGTATTACTTACATCATCTTCGATGGACTTATCTGTTCCCAAATCCTTAACTGGAAATGGAGACCGTACACAGGGGCTAACAAACACACTAAGCACATGCATGTCAGCTTTACGAAAAAGGCTGATAATGATGGGGCTTTTTTTCAAATACCTATGTTAGGAGCAAGTAATGAATAGCCTCTCAATGATCATTGCCGGTATTGCAGGAGTAATTGCTATCCCTGTGCTACGCCAAGCGATTAAGTCCTACCGCGCTAAGAAGTCTGTTGCAGACATCGTGGTTGATTCCCTTGAAGCTGCTATTGATACGGTAGAGAAGAAGTGACACAAACCGACTTCTTCACTCTTTACCTTGCCACACTAGCTACGCTAGGTGGTCTATCTGGCTTTGTCATAACACATCTGTTGTCTGAAATTAAAAGACTTAATGGGCGTGTTGATGAGATCTATAACCTACTCCTAGACCGATAATTTACCATGGCAAGAAAAGCGACAAAGGCATTAGAGGAGCAGGGTTACTCTAAGTTAGATGCTTATTGCATTGGGCTTTATGAATACTTTTGCAGCCTTAAAAGAGCAGGCTTTAAGGAAGATATAGCCATGTTCATGATTACTGAGCCTCAGTCGTATCCGGGTTGGATCTTGCCAGACCCAGTCGATCCAGAGAAGTTCGGCGATTATGAAGATGAGGACGATGACTACTAAGAAGCGTTATCTGGTTATATCAGACCTTCAAATTCCGTACCATCATGAGCAAGCAGTAAAGAATCTAATCAAGCTAGTCCATCGAGAGAAGTTTGACCTCGTATTAAATACAGGTGATGAACTGGACATGCAAAGCCAGTCCAAGTGGGCTAAAGGCACACATCTTGAATATGAAGGGCAATTAGATGCCGATAGAACTCTGGCTCAAAACATCCTCTACGATCTTGGCACCACAGATATCACCAGATCAAATCACACGGATCGTCTATACCACACTCTCGTTAGAGGAGCTCCTAGCCTCATCGGACTTCCAGAACTCGACTACCCCAACTTTATGGGCTTCAACGACTTGGGGATACGCTTTCATAAGAAGCCCTTTGAATTCCACAGAGGCTGGGTCTTAGTTCATGGCGATGAAGGATCTATGAACTCTAATGCTGGACTTACAGCTCTTGGTTTGGCTAAGAAGTTTGGTAAGTCTGTAGTCTGTGGACACACCCACAGGGCAGGTATCAGTGCCTTCACAGAGGGCATAGGAGCCTCATACAGGACTTTGTGGGGCTTAGAGGCAGG